TGCACTCGATTTCGACGCGCTCGCCAACTTCGGCCAGGTCGCTGTGCTGGTCAAAGCATTCGCCAGCGGAGGGAGCCATCGCCTCGAAGGAAAGCCGCGGTTGATCCTTGCGCGGGCCGATCTGAACCTTGAATCGCTTCATGCCGCGATTCCTTCCATGGCCTCGGCGCACAAGGTTTCGATCCGAGCGATCTGCTCGCCGCTGAAGATCTCGATCAGCTCGACGCCTCGTACCTTGCAGGAGTCCAGCTGCGCATTGGCCGGCGAGCCGGGGTGATCGTTCGTGGCGGGTTCCTCGGGGTCGAACCAGAACGTGCACTCGAGCTCGACGCCCAGGTAGTTGATCGTGGCTCGGGTCATGACGCGCTCCCGAGGGCCTTGGCGATGGCGGCGCGAACTGCGTCCGACAAATCAGCTTCCGAAGAATGAATCTCGACCGCGCCCGCCTCGATGTGGTCAAGGAATCGTGCGGCGATGCGAAGGAGTTCCGGCGCGGCGGCGATCAGGCGGGCGTTCGCGTACTGCACCTCCGTCAGCTCCCCACTGCGAGCAACATAGGCGACGACTTCGTCGCCCACCGTGATTTCGCACCACTTCACTTCGCGAGGCCAATAGACGGCTGGCGATGCGGTGGGTCCGGTGACGCCTTGCTCTGAATAGAGCTTCCATGGCCCCGGCGTGTGCAGCGGCGCATCTACTGTGAGCGCGCGAAGCGCACGACCGGCAAGGGGCGCGGCCAGATGTCCTTGATCCGATTGCTCCATGCTCTCCTGCTCCTTTAGGGGTTATCTCGCCTGTTGGGTGGCGGTGTGGGAGCAGTATCGGATTGCGCAACTTAGAAGTCAAGAAATACGCAACACAGCAGCTAGACAAAATCGCGATATGAAGTTCAGAAATACGCGACCTCAGCGCATAAAGCTAATTTGTCTGCAAGACCAAAGGTTCTCGCCGATCTGAGTCGGATACCAGCTCATCCGTGCTGCAATGAGCTACAGTGACCCGGCGGGAGACTACTGTATGGATGTACACAAGAAGGATTTGGCGGTGCGGCTCAAGGCGGCGCGCGAACGTGCCCACATCAGCGTTGAAGACGCGGCGAGCGCAGCAGGGGTGCAGCCAATCGCAATCCGCCGATGGGAACGGGGGTCCACGCTCCCCTCGCTGCTCGAGTTCAGGCTGCTGCTGCAGGCCTACGGAGTCATGGCGTGCGACGTTCTATTCGATGACAGCCCATGGGCTCTCTCGCCCAGCCAGGCCGCCGAACTGTCGCATGCGGCCCGTAATTTCAGCCCGTCGCTTCGCGTGCGCATGGACTTGCTGCTGACTATGCATGCGCGCGGAGTTGAGCCAGAGTGGAAGGTCGGGTAGCCCGGGGCTCAGACGCAAAAAAGCCCGCGCGGGGCGGGCTCGTGCTGGTGTGGCAGCCGGCGGCTAGTGAACGTTCTTCGCGATGAAGTACACCGCAGCACTCAGGGCTGCGCCGACTCCAGTGGTCCAGGTGATGAGCCTCCAGCTAAGCGCATGGAGCTCGTTGTGGAGGTCCGATTTGGTTGCGAAGCCGTCCAAGCGCGTTTCGATGCGCGCGAGCCGGTCGCGCGTGTCTTGCGCGAACTCTTCCAGCTTGGCGACGCGAGCTTCCATGTCGTCATTATCGGGCGGTTTTGGGCCATGTGGTAGCCGGCCGGCCTTCTCCTTGAGACTCACCAGATAGTTCTCATTGACGAGTTGCAGGTCAGGTTTTGTCATTGTTCCCAGAGAGAAGTCCATTCGGGAAGAGGCCGCTCGCAAACCCGCCAGTTGGCGGCGGGGTTAGCGATGCCCCAATAAGCTGTCCACACGCGATCAGCGCCTTGTTCACTTCTTCGTTGAACGGCCCGATCGCAGCCGGGGGCAGATGTGGAGACAGCCTGATCAGCGCTCCCGTAATGCCGAGCAGGGCATCAGCGATCGCGGCGCGGTCATTCGGGTCCATCAGTGTTTCTCCTGTCTTCGGACGCGGCAAGTAGCGCGCCAGCTACGAGCGCGTTCAAAATTTGATGCACGCTGCGATCGGGCCTTTTCGCGGCGGATCGGCCGGGTTGGCGGCGAACTTCGCCGTGTGCGGAGGTAGGCCGGCGAAGGATGACGACGTCTCGGTTGACACCAGGCGCCATGCTCCCTTTACGAAGCCGTACTCAAGTGTTTCCGTTGTGTCGGAGCCCTTATCAAGCTGCGGATGCAGGGCCTTCGCGGACTCCTCTGACTCTGCTCGATCAGCCTTGGACTGCTGACGTATGACGATCTTCGCCGTGTACGGAGATACCAACGAATCGCTGCGGCGGACGTCATAGGTGACATCAGCTTTGCCGAACACGCGATGCACCCAAGCCTTGACGCGCTCGTTGTAGATGACGTCATCCAACGCCTGAGAGTCGAACGAGGCCTTGCACTCTCGAACCAGAGACTCGAAGCCCTTGAGTGCCGCCGCATCCTGCGCGCCGGCTAACGTGGACGCCGCCAACAGAGCGACAGAGAATGCCAAGTTCCTCATACTTCCCTCCTAATCCTGGCGCTAGGCCGTCGAAAAGAGCGTCAGGCGCATCGCGCGCCACTTCTTTTGTTGCTCTGGGGGCAGCTCGTCAAAGGCCTTCGCCTCTTCAAGCGCCTTCGGTGATATCGTGAGTTGGGTGCGGCCAAGAAGGTAGTCGGCAGAGCAGCCCAGCACATCGCACAGGGCGGCCAGCATCTCCAGGCTCGGCATGTGGGCGCCGTTCTCCCATTGGGATACGTTCGCCTTCTTCGCCGCGATCTGGCCGCCCAGCGCCTCCTGAGTCAGCTTGGGCTGCTTGGCCTCTCGCAGTTCCCTGAGGCGTCGGCCGAACGCTACCGCGAAGGGGTTTGAGCCCGTCCCCGTCTGCACGTCGCCCGATTTCTTACCCATCCATTCAGCATAAGACGGCGACTCATCATGACAATATGCATGTTGCGAATTGCGCAACCGTAAGGTATCGTAATACGCAACTAGCATGGAACACTCACAAAACTCTGCTTTGGAACGGGCGTGCCAGTCGGTCCACGGCTCGACGCGTCTTGCGCAACTCCTGACCGAGCGCGGTCGGAAGGTCTCGAAGGCTTCCGTCTCGCGCTGGAAGAGGGAGCGCGTGCCAGCGGAGTTCTGCCCCGACATCGAGGCCGTTTCTGGCGTGCTCTGCGAAGAGCTGCGCCCGGACGTGCGCTGGGACGTGCTGCGCGCCAAGTGCGACAACAAGAAGCACACGGCCAACCCCAATCGCCCGCAGGTCGTCACTGACAGCTACGCCGGTCCTGATCGTCGGACGGGAGGTTGCCGTGGCTGACACCTCCATCGAAACCGCGCAGACCTTCGGCATGCGATTGCTCAAGGCGCTGGGCGTGGACACGAGCAACGTCACTGGGTTTGTCATCACATGCCATGCGGGCGACATCCCGCGCATGGAGCTGCACCGCGTGATCTCGTGCGAGCAGGGCAAAGCCGCCGCTGCTCTGGTCGAAGAGTTCACCCTTGTTCCGAAGCAGGTCGCCCACCTTGGGAGCGTGGACGTATCCGTATCCCTGGAGTCACTAACAGAAACGACCCATCGGCTTCCCGATTCACGGGAATTGAACCGCACATGAACCGACGCCTGAGCAACAGCCACTCGGTCCATCCGTTGTCGATGCGCTGCCGCATGAAATCGGCTTCTCCCGAGACGCGGTATTCCTTGCCTGCGTCGTCGTACATCGCGACCGAAGGCATGCGATCGGTCTTGAACTCCTTTTCCATGCCTGCCCCTTTCATCGGTGATGTGTTGTTGGCACATCCATTGTCCGATGGAAGAGGGCGGGCGCCCCTTGTCTCCTTGCCCGCCAACCGCCGGATTGCGGCGCGGGCCTTCACTCCAGCTTTCGGGCTGGGGCTTTTTCTTCGATGTGATTCGCTGCTGAGGCATAGGCGAATCGTCGCGCACTGAACCGAGCAAGTCACTACAGAACACGCAAGAGGAGTTCTCATGGAGTTCCAAACAGCAATGGACATCATCGTCGCCGCGCAGAACGTGGCCGAGGACTACAAGGGTGGGGCGCGACAGCTCGCCATCGACATCGGCAAGAGCCCGTCCACCTTCGATCACCAGCTGCACGAGCGCGCTCAGTCGCAGCTCGGGCTTCGCACGGCGGTCAAGATGACGCGGCGCACTGGCGATCTGCGCATCCTGAACGTCTTCGCCGCCGAAGCGGGATGCATGGTCATTCCGCTTCCGCAATCCCTGGCCGTCGATGGCAATCCGGCCATGCAGGACCTGGGGCAGCTGGCGAAGGAGTTCAGTGATGTCGTTAAGGAGGTTTGCGCCACCTGTAACGACGATGACGTCACGGCCAACGAGCTGCAGCGCGTCGAGCGCGAATGGGGCGAGGTCATCGTCGCCGGCCAGAAGGTGCTTGCCGCCCTGCGCGCGAAGCACGAAGCCGACAAGGCCGAAGCCTCCAACCTGCGGGCGGTGAAGTGATGCCGGCCAGCAAGACGCCCATCGACTTCATGCTCGACGCGCTCGATTGGAAAGCCACGGGCAACGAACCGACGCCGGGATCGTCCCTCCCGTACGCGACCCACGCTGGTGTTCTGGTGATTGGCGACGCATCCCTGCGTTGCTATCGGCTTAGCACGGGTGAAGCCGTCTTTGATGCCGACGACTTCGAGAATTTCTGGGAGGGGCTGCTCGCATGATGCAACTCACCCTGGACGACGCGATCGCGGAAATCGACGTTGCCCGCTTCATCGGCGACATGGCGGGCCAGCGCTGCGCCGACAAGGCCGAGACGATGGGCTTTTCCACGGATGCCGCCCGCGCCTTCGTCATGAACTGGCTTACCGAGTACGGCGCGAGCTGGGGCGAAGACATCACGGACGCGGCCCGAAAGACAGCCCGCGAGGATCTGAGAGCCCACGACGACCGAGCATGGGGTCCGGTGTTCGCATCGCTCGCCCGCCAACATCGCATCCGCTGCATTGAGCTGGGGATGCGCAGGAAGGGCAACGGAACTGCCGGCGCGCGGCGCTGGTCGCTGGTGCAGTAGGAGGCCAGCCGAATGAAGAAGAACAACGCGTCCAGCGCCACTCAGCGCAAACAATCCCCCCATCATCAAGTTTCAGGCGCTCCTGGCTCAGCCGTTTGTAGGCTAGTGCCGACGAAACATGCAGTTTCGTTCGAGCCGACCTATCAGTTCACGCCTGGCGCCTCACGCAATAACGCCTTCTGCTGGCTGACCGGCGAGCCGTCGATCTTCGCGGGCAATAAGGCGTTCACGCCCAACGACAAGGGCGAAAGCCGCAGCCAGACGGCCACGCGCACGGTGATCCAGTACGAACTCACGCACGGGCGAAGCCAAGGTACCGTGATGGGCATCAGCGCCAGCGCCGACAGGCAAAGCGAGGAATTCCTCCACCGCATCCGCTCGGGTGCGGGCAAGCATCGGAAGGCGGCATAAATGGCCCGCATCCGCACCATCAAGCCCGAGTTCTTCACGAGTGAGGACATCGTGTCCATGACGCCACTCGCACGCCTCTTTTACGTGTCGCTGTGGTGTGAAGCCGACCGCGAAGGCCGCATGGAATGGAAGCCCGTCACCTTCAAGATGCGCTATTTGCCGGGCGACCAATGCGATGTGAACGCCTTGGCGCAGGAGCTTTTCGAGCGCGGCCTCGTCGTGCTCTACATGGTGGACGGCAAGCAGTACGCCGAGATCCCGACCTTCACCGAACACCAGGTCATCAACAACCGCGAGGCGTCAAGCACGCATCCCGCACGCGACAAGGACGCGAAACGCACGCGTGCCCCACGCGTGAAAGCGGAAGGGAAAGGAAAGGAAGGAAAGGAAGGAAAGGAACACGCGTTGCTCGCGGGATTCGTGAGGTTCTGGAAAACCTGGCCCGCAGGGGATCGGAAGCAGGACAAGGCCGCATGCGCAGAAAAGTGGGAGCGCGACGGCTTGGAAGCCCATGCGGACGCCATTTGCGCGGATGTCGAGCGCCGCAAGGGGACCGAGAAGTGGAAGGCGGGCTTCGTGGAAATGCCCGCGACCTACCTCAACAACCGACGCTGGGAAGACGGCGCGGAGGAACCCGATGGCGAATGGCACGAGAGCCGTTCCGGCGTCGAAAAGCGCGCGTCGGAACTCGGCATCGGGCCGTGGAGCGAGATGCGCGAACAGTGGCCGGCGTATCGCTCGCGGGTCATTGCCGCTCACCAGCAAGGAGCGCACTGATGCCGCAGATCAAGGAAAACAACCGCGATCTGTGGATTTGGCTCCTGAACGATGGGGGCGCATGGACGGCTCACGACATCGCCAAGGAGGTCGAGCGGGAGGTAGACGACGTTTTCAACCGGCTGGCCGCGATGGCTGCAAAGGGTTTCGTCGTCAAGCTGCCGCCCGTCAATGGGAGCCGTCGATTGCGCTATGCGGTGACTGGGACCTGTCGCGTTCCGTTCGGGATGCGTGTTGCGGAGGTGCAGGCGGAATGAATCATGCGGGACTGGAGCGAGGAACTGAACGACGCGGCAGCGCATCTGGCGCTCATGTACGCGATGCCGGGCGCGAGGGCGCATGCGCTGAATCGGCTGCATCACATGGAGCGCGACCCGACATGGGCCGGTCTGATCGACCTCGTTCCCCCGCCGATGGCCGAGGAGTTGCGACGGCTTCGCGAGCGACGCGAACGGGCGGCGTGAAGCATCACTCCTACCGCCACCGACTGAGGATGGTCTATCACGGCGTCCTGAACGAGATCGCGCGCCAATGCCCGATCGAGGACGAGGCGACGGGGAAGCCCTTTTCAAGGGAGCTCGCGATGTCGGCCTACAAGGAGTGGTTCCGCGGCAAGTTCCACGCCGGCACCAGCTCGGAAGCGCTGCCCGACGAGAAGCTGCGCGAAGTCACGCTGCAGATTGAGTCCTTCGCGGCCTGCAGGATGGGCGTGGCGTTCCCTGTTCGGGATGACGCATGAAGCGCATCTACATCAGCGGCCCGATCTCCAACATGCCCGACCTGAATCGGCCAGCGTTCGCGCGGGCAGCAAAGATGCTGCAGGAATCCGGCTATGAGCCGGTGAATCCGTTCGACGTCTGCCCGGAGCCCGCAAGCTGGGAAGAGGCGATGCGCGCTGACATCAAGGCGCTCATGGACTGCGACGGGATCGCGCTTCTGCCCGGCTGGGAGAAGTCGCGCGGCGCTCGGCTGGAAAAGCTCAACGCCGACGCGCTGGGTATTCGGCCCATCTTCATGACATTGGAGGCGGCTTGAACCGCTCCACGCCTCTGAAGCGCACGCCGTTCCGGCGCGAAGGCCCGACCGCCCCGCGCCAGGAGCATCCGAAGGCCAAGGCGGAACGCTGCAAGCACTGCAAGAATGCGCTGGGTGAGCGCGAGCGTGGGATTCATCCTGACTGCGCCGACGGCTGGTATGCGGCCAATAGGGAAAAGATCGCCAAGAAAGCCGCAGCCAAGCAGGCTCGGGAAGCCAAGGCGGAACGTGCAGCCGATCGGGCGAAGAAGCAAGCGTTGAAGAAGATCCCGAAGCTCATCTCCGAGGCCCAGCATGAATTCAACGCCTACATCCGAGCGCGCGACCGCGACAAGGGCTGCTTCGTCTGCCTTCGACCGTTCGACGCGAACATCCCCGGCCGGGTCATGCACGCGGGCCATGTCCGCAGTCGCGGCGCAGCCGGGCATCTTCGATTCAATGAGGACAACTGCTTGGGCGAGTGCGAGGGCTGCAACGGCCCGCACGGCGCCAAGCCGCACCAGATCAAGGCCGGCGCAATTGCCCGCATAGGCCAAGAGCGATATGACGCCCTAGAGGCGAACAACGAGCCTCACAAGTGGACGCGCGAAGAGCTGATGTGGATCAAGACCCACTACCGGGCCAAGGCCAAAGAACTTGAAAGGGCAAGAGCATGAACGAGTTCATGACGCGGGAAGAGGCAAGGCAAATCCGAGCGGCGCAACTGCAGGGACAGCCGGTGAAGGCGGTCGATCTGCAGACAGCCATCTGGACGCTATCGAAGCGCAGGGATCGGATGCACCTCCCGAGGCTCCCGAAGGAGATCAAGGACATGGCGAATGCGGTCCTGCTGTTCAACCTGGGCAAAGCGATCGGAGCGACGCGATGAGCGACTTTGTTTTCTGGCTGAACGTCGCGATTGCGGCGGGTAACGTGGTTTGCGCCTGCCAGAACGAAATCTATCGGCGCGCGAACCTTCGGCAAGCCAAGGACAACCTGCGCAATGCCGTGGCGAACGAGGCGAACGCCAGGATCAACGCTGACAACGCGGCAAAGCTGCGCTCGGCACATTGCTATCTGACGAGATGACGGGTAACGCGCCACCCATGACGGCGCAGTGAAGGAGAAGCGGGATGTTCAAAAGAAAGAAGAAGTCGACTCCGAGCGAAGCAGTGGAGCAGTGCCTCAAGGCGCCGCCGAAGTCCGCTGCGGAGTTGGAGGCGGAGCGGACTATCGCGCGCGGAGAACGGGTCAAGTCACTCAGCGAAGAAGCGCAGATGTGGCGCAGGTTTGCGACGAGCTGCAAACCGGGGCGGCTCGTCTGGGAGCATGTATTTGCGTCAGCGTTCAATTACGAGCACCCGACGCAACTGTACGCCACGATGGACGAACTGAGCGCCGAACTCTGGCGCGAGTTTGCCTTGAGGATGGCCGCTGATCGAGAAAGCCGCCTGCGCGACGTGCTTGGAATCGTCGCAGCCTGAAAAGAAAAAGCCCGCAGCTCTCACTACGGGCCTTCTCAGATCAATCGCTTTCCTTGGCAGGGGTGATTCTTACTGAAAGGCAGAGGTGGGGCAATATGTTTGAAACACGCGATCCGGTTGGAGTTCAAGAGCGCTACGAGTCGGCCTCGAATTCGCCGACCCTCGTGCATAGCGACAACGAGCGCGGCGCGGTGGACACGCTGCGCGATGCGGCATCAGTCGCTCTCGGCTCGGATGGCAAGCCCTTGCCGCCATGGAGCGCAGGCCGGATCGGCATGGCGCTGCTTCGCCTGCACTCTGAATGGAGCGGGCTGGCGAAACCTCACCGACCGAGCAAAGAGCAGATGAAAGGAATCGCCGCCAGCATGCCCGACGAAAAGGGTAGGCCGGACATGGCCCGAGCCGTGATCGAGGCAGATCGCTGGTTTTCCAACGAACTTCGCCTGCTCGCGAATGGCCTGAAGTCCCGGGCAGTGGTCTGGAACCAGCTCGCGCTCTGGATCGCCCAGAAGGGAATCAGCCCTGAAGTCGCGGCCGAGGGCCTGCTGTACTGGCTGAACCCGACCTGCCCGAAGTGCGACGGCCACGGCGTTCGCAAGGTGCCGGACCAGCCGGCCTTGAGCGCCAAGAGGTGCAGCGGGCAGGGCAGTTGCTGGGGCACGGGAAAGCGCCCCCATCCGGAGGGCTCGGGTAAGCTGCTCGGGCATCTGGATTACTGCGTCGGCGTGGCGCGGGGATCATTGAAGAAGCGGCTCAGGCCGCAGGAGTGAGCATGCAATACAAGGTAGCGGAGCTGGAAGGCGCATTGCTGGATGCGGCTGTGTGGCTCGCCATGGGCGTCACGCCCGAGAAAGTAGCGGAGCATGGTGGCGCTCCGCAATACAGCACGAAGTGGGAGCGAGGCGGCCCCATCATCGAGCGGGAGCGCATCGAACTTCACACAGGTTCTGCCGATCACCCGTATTGGGAGGCGATCTGCGGCGCACAGGACGTGCAGGCCGGCGGTCCCACTCCCCTGATCGCTGCCATGCGTGCCTACGTTGCCAGCAAGTTCGGGGAAACGGTGGAACTGCCGTGAGTCGCCAAAACCCCACGAAACCGCTTGCCAATGCTTGACATTGAGATATGATCGCGCCATTCCCGCGCGAGGGAACCGCTGTTATGAGCAGCAGACAATGGGCCGCAAGCCCTACGAACATGAAGCCCGGGTTGTAACCGGGTGGAAGCGAGCGATGGACAAGCTCGCCTCAAAACAAGGCTCGCTTCGGCGGGCCTTTGTTGTTTCAGTGAGCCGGACCAGCGACGGGCGCTGCTGCTAGCTTCACGCGCTCGATCCACTCGGGAAGAAAGCGAGCCATGCCCTCGAAGGCGACGGCGGGCATCGTGAGCGTGAGGCATACATGCTGCGCCGCACCACCTTCGGGCTCATTTAGCCGTGCGCGGTTGCTGGTGAATGTGAGCTTCACTACCCCGTTATCGAGATTGCACTGGAGCATGTGCGACGCGAACACCTCCGGCGCGTTTGAACTTTCGATGATGGTCGGTTGAGAGCGCACATCGGCCATGAGATTCCTCCTGTGTGAAAGCACACAGGATAACTAGCTTGGGCAGCGCCCACACCTCGAAGTCATAGCCCCGCCGCTCACGCAGCACAGGGCAACTAGTACCCGAGGGCGTTCTGCCCAGCCTTCCAACATGCCGCAAAGCCCCGCCGACAGGCAGCAGCCAAGAGGGTCGGGTAAGGCACCGAGCACGCAGCACACCACTCGGGGACATGGGCTGCAGTCTCCCGACGTAGTTAGACGGCGCGCCGCTGCTCCGGCGGAACGCGGGCGGGCGGGAACACGATGAAGCTGACAACCCTCAAGTCCACCCTCCAGCGCCTTCCCAGCAAGATCGGGACAGCGCAGGTAGATCGACTCAGGGGAAGCGCCGCAGTCAAGCGCCGCGCCAACTGGCTCCGATCCCATCCCCTGTGCGCCAGGTGCGACCAAGAGGGAAGGGTGAGCGCAGCCACGGTGCCCGATCACATCGTTCCCCTGTGGGCCGGTGGAGCGGACAGCCTGGAGACGAACGGCCAATCCCTGTGCCATGAGCATCACGACGCCAAGACAGAGTGCGAGGCAAGGATGCGGGCAGCGGGCGGATGGCTCCATACGCCTTGCATCTGCGGGCAGCACGCGGGTTGAGGCGCAAGGCGATCGATGCTCCTGCGCCCGCCTGACGCGGCGGCGAGGCATCGACAGGCCGGGGGGCGGTCGATCTTTGGACCGATCAAGAGCGGAAACCGCTTGGTCCCGCACGCGCAAAACTCGCCCCTGAATCAAAAGGAAATCAAATGGCAGGAGTGAAGGGCAGGAGCGGCGGCGCTCGGCTTGGAGCTGGCCGCAAGCGCAAGCCCACGACCGAAATTGCGCCGGAAGTGGCAAAGGCGGTCGATGGTCAGCCGCTGGACCCGCTGCCGACGCTGGAGCTGGTCGCCTTGGGTCATATGGAGGTCAGCCCGCAGCAGTTGAAGGCGCTGACGGCCCTGCTGCCTTACGTGCATGCCAAGAAGGGCGCCGCTGCCGCCAAGCCTGAGACGCCCGCCAAGCCGGCCTCCAGCCGTTACGGCGTGCGGCAGGGGCCGCGTCTGGCAACCGCAGGCGGTAAGCAGGTCTGATGGTGAAGTGGACGACCGCATGCCCTGATTGGGAGCGGCGGATCGTGGCCCGCGAGTCGCTGATTCCGTGCCCGCCGCTGTTCCCGGAGGTGGCGGCGGAGGCGTGGGAGCGTTGCAGCAATTTCCGGCTGATCGATGTGACCGGTCAGCCCCTGTTGGGCGATGCTGCGTTGCCTTGGTTGCGCGACTTTGTTTTGACCGTGTTCGGCGCCGAAGACCCGGAAACCGGCCGGCGTCACATCAACGAGTTCCTGCTCATGGTGAGCAAAAAGAACGCGAAGAGCACCATCGCTGCGGCGATCATGCTCACAGCGTTGCTGATGAACTGGCGCCCGTCCGCAGAACTGCTGATCCTGAGTCCTACGAAAGAAATCGCGGACAACAGCTACAAGCCGATCCGCGACTTCATCAAGGCGGACGAAGAGCTGCAGGGGATGCTGAAGGTGCAGGACTACTTCCGCACCATCACGCACAAGGAAACAGGGGCCACGCTGAAAGTCGTGGCGGCAGACAGCGACACCGTCAGCGGCAAAAAGGCGAGCTTCGTCTTCGTGGACGAATTGCACGAGTTCGGCAAGCAGCTCAAAGCAAGCAACATGCTGCTGGAGGCAACGGGCGGGCTCACTTCCCGGCCGGAAGGCTTCGTCATTTACGCGACCACTCAGTCCGCAGAGCCGCCAGCCGGCGTGTTCAAGACGAAGCTGTCGTATGCGCGCAGGGTACGCGACGGCGAGATCAAGGATCCGAAGTTCCTGCCGCTGATCTACGAGTTTCCAGCGGACATGCTCGCGGCGCGGGCATACGAGGATTTGTCAAATGCCTACGTGACCAATCCGAATTGGGGCGCGTCGGTAGACATCGAGCGCATCACCCAGCTTCGCAGTCAGGCGAAGGAAGATGGCGAGAACGAATTCAAGGAATTCCTTGCCAAGCACCTGAACGTCGAAATCGGGCTGAACCTCCGCTCCGACCGCTGGGCCGGCGCGGACTTCTGGGAGGATGCGGGCGAACCGACACTTACGCTGGACGCGCTGATCGCCCGCTCGGAAGTGGCGGTTGTCGGCATCGACGGCGGCGGGCTGGATGACTTGCTCGGGCTGGCGGTGATCGGCCGCGAGAAGGAAACCGGCCGCTGGCTGCATTGGGGCCATGCGTGGGCGCACAAGATCGCGCTTGAGCGGCGCAAGGACATCGCCTCCAGGCTGCGCGATTTCGAGCGCGACGGCGACCTGACTATCGTGGAGCGGCCCGGCGACGACGTCGAGCAGGTCGCGGATATCGCCTGCAAGCTGCGCGACGCCGGCCTGCTGCCTGAAAAGCACGCGATCGGCGTGGACGCGGCGGGCATCGGGGCAATCATCGAAGCGCTGGTGGCGAGGGATTTCGAGGAACAGGCGTTCACGGCTGTTTCTCAGGGATGGCGCTTGAACGGCGCCATCAAGACGACGGAACGCAAAGTCGCGGGCGGCGAGTTCGTCCACGGCGACGCGGATCTCATGGCCTGGTGCGTCGGAAACGCTCGCATCGAGGACCGTGGCAACGCGATCTCGATCACGAAACAGGCGTCTGGCAAGGCCAAGATCGATCCGCTCATGGCACTTTTCGACGCTGCATCGCTGATGGCGCTCAATCCGGCGCCTTCGGCCATCACACAAGGGTTTGTTGACCTGTGAGCTTCCTCGACCGCATCGCTGCCATCTTCAAGAGGCAGCAGGGAGAGGTGCGCCCGCAAAACGCCACCTATGGTGGCGACATCCTCGATGCCTTCGGCGTGACGCCGGGCGCGGCGGGGATCGTGGTTTCGCCTGTGTCAGCGATGCGCGTGGCTGCAGTGCGCGCGTGCGTGCAGAAGATTGCGGGCAGCATCTCGACGCTTCCGCTGGATGTGATCGAGATCGACGGGGACACCGAGAAGAAGCTGCCGCGCGATGAGCTTTGGTACAAGCTGAACGAGCAGCCTTCCACCCAATTCACCGCAACCGCCCATTGGGAGACGCGCATCGAGTACGCGCTTCTTCGGGGCGATGGCTTCACCTGGATTCGGCGCCGTCCGAACGGCACGTTCTCTGAACTGCTGCCCCTTCCGTGGACGGCGGTGCAGCCGTGGCTTCAGCCTGACGGCTCGGTGCGCTACTACATCAGCTGGGCCGAGCGCGGGATCACGACCTGGCTTGACCCGTCCGACGTTCTGCACTTCCACGGGCACGGATTCGACGGCCTGAAGTCCATGAGCGTGCTGTCGTACGGCGCGAAGAACGCGATCGGCAACGCGCTGGCGATGGACGAGTATTCCGGGCGGTTCTTTCAGAACGGCGCGCATCCGTCGATCATCCTGAAGTCGCCGAAGCCGATGAGCCCGATCCAGAAAACGGAGCTGCAGGAAGCCTTCCTTCGAAAGTACGCGGGCGTCGAGAATGCCCACCGCCTGCCACTCGTGCTGACCGAAGGGCTCGACGCCAAGGAAATCAGCCTGTCGGCGGAAGACGCCCAGCTGCTGGAGGCGCGCAAGTTCCAAGTCGTGGACATCGCCCGCGCCTTCGGGGTTCCGCCGCACATGATCGGCGAGACGAGCGGCGCATCCGCTGTCGGCGCAGGCTACGAGCAGCAGGCGCGCGAGTTCGTCATGCACACGCTGCGCCTGCACATCAAGCGGATGGAGCAGGAGCTGAACCGC